GCCTTGACCGTGCCCGCCTTGTCGGTGCCAGCCTTGTCGGTGCCAGCCTTGACCGTGCCAGCCTTGTCGGTGCCAGCCTTGTCGGTGCCCACCTTACCAAAACAATTCTTGACCCCACAAACAAACCCAACGCCATAGCGAATGACTTTAAACCGGTACCAAAACAAAAGGGATGGGTTTACGGCTATCGAACTCGCGCAACATCGGCAGCGGGAAGAGTCCTGCAGGATGATCGCATTTACGGCACGGAAGTATTTTCCACCGCTGATACCGAATGCCATCCCGGATGGTATCTGTGGCCGTCACTGGAGGAAAGCAAAAACTACACGCAATCCGATGGGCCGTGCATCCAAGTTAAAGCGCGGATCATCGACATTCACAAGGCGGGTAGCAAATGGCGGTCGAGGGCGATTTGGGTGATCGGAGAGGCGAAATAATGCCAAACGACATGCACGGCCTCCTCTGGCTGGATCATAGGCCAATTCCAAAGGACTACAGGACTATGACCACGAAGATCGCGGTTGCATATCGCCAATTCAAGAGCTTCCTGAATCGCCTCGTACTGCTCCGGCTCAAGCGGGTGTGGAGTATCACTCGCCCCTACAACTGGGAGCTGCAGGTGATGCTGGCAATCCTCGCGGCGGTGTGGGTTGCAATTGGATTTGCGTTTCTGGCGGGGGTGTGGAGATGAAGAGATGTCCTTTTTGCGGTGCCTCCAACGATGGATGGCTGAACCTAATAATAGTGAATGATCCCAATGGTTGCACCTACATTTATTGTTCCATGTGCAAAGCCAAAGGCCCTCATTCCACAAGCTGAACCCAGGCAGTCAAAGTCTGGAATAGCCGAACCGATTAATAACAGTTTCCATCCCCGCGAAGACCGGGCGGCTAACACCCATTGGGTAATCAAGCTCGGTTGGGGGTGGAGCAATTTATAAGGTCCGGCCCTTAATGAAAAACTACGCTACTTCTCAACTGGTGACGGTTGAGCGACAAGGGGACGCGGTAATACTTGCGCAGGCAAGTCATCCCGGAGTCTTGACGGACCTTTCCAAATTTGATCCGCACAACCAGACTGAGAACCTGAAGCGGATCACAGTAAGCCGCACGTATCGGCGGTGAACAAACGGTGGCCGGACCGCTTCCGGCAGTCAATCGGAAAGAGCATTTAAGATAAGGGCCGTGGATGCGCGGGGAGCCAATAAGAGGGAAATATGAAAATAACAGCTTACGAATGCGATACATGCCACTCGATCACCAAAGATCCTCCGAAGTTCAATATCGAGTCGTGGCGGGATTACTTCAAGGTAACAGAGTATCGGTCGTATTCCAGCGAAACCGCAGCCTGTGGCAATGACTGTGCGCGTGGAGCTTTTGAGGCTTGGTTGGTAGCACAGGACAAGCCGGAAGAGCCGATTCTCGAAGATGAGATCGCCGTCAGTTCGTCGGCGTCGCCCATTGAGCCGAAGCACATTTCTTTTAACGGAATTCAACCCACGTAGGGGAATCATGGAACCAACGAAACGTAAGAGCGGGCCGCATTACACAAACGTACAGAGGGATTCTCATGGAGGAATCCTACTGACTTACGACCTGAACGACTTAATCGCCGACAAGCACCTAGTAGAAAACCTTGCCATCAAACTGAGTGATGCCCGCAAGGAACTCGCGGCACTCAAGGCGAAGTCCATATGGGCGATCGCTTGGGAGAGGATAAGGGGGAAATAATGGCAACTACTTACTTACAGGACAAGGAGTTTCTCAATGCCGTCATAGGCGATTCTATTCTTGAACCAGCGATTGAGTGGATTGCCAGCAACATGGACCCAGAAGAAGTATTCGATGATAGGAAACTCGAAACCTGGGCAGAAAACAACGGATATGTGAAGGAATAAAATGATCCAACTTGACCGCGCAACGCATACATACAGCAACAACCTTCCGAGTGTGACGCAGATTCTAAAGAGCGTTGGCCTCATTGACACAGCCTTTTACACAGAAGAGGGACGCGCGCGCGGTTCGGCGGTACATCTGGCCTGTGAGTATTTCGACCAGGGCGACCTTGATGAAGACTCCCTTGATCCGCAAATTGCCGGATACCTGCAGGGATACAAGGACTGGGTTGCTCACTATGGGCGAGAGTTTACCTGGATAGAACTTCCGATGCAGGACAAAACCGGGATTTATGTAGGAACATCCGACCGCATTCTTGACAGACGCCCACGGCAATTATGGGACATCAAAACGGGACCGCCGCAAAAGTGGCACAAGATCCAGGGCGCGGCCTACGTGAACATGATGGACGATCCCTTCTCGTATTCCCGATACGGCCTGTATCTCAGAAGCAGCGGCAAATGGAAGGTTGAGGAATTTCCGAAAACCGAATACATGGCCGACCTAGCAATTTTTCAATCAGCCTTAAATATCTACTATTTCAAGGAGCAAAAATAATGGCGGAACAGCTTCAGGAAGTCGAACTTGAGCAACAAGCATTAACGTGGCCTCAAAAGGCCAAGGCAATCATCATTGCCGATCGGGACTCGTACAACCAGGGCGCAGGATTGCTAATCAATATCGCGGACCTTAAAAAAGAAATTATCGACCATCACAAGGAATCAAAGGAAAAGGCGTTCGCGGCTCACAAGGCAATCGTGGCGGCAGAGAAACGGATGCTCGATCCGCTGGTTGAGGCCGAGACAATCATCAAGCGGTCTCTCGGTGTTTTCATCCAGGAACAAGAGCGGATCCGAATTGAGGCCGAGCGAAAGGCGCAGGATAAAGCCCGGAAGCGCGAAGAGGAAGCGCGGCTGGCTCTGGCGATCGAGGCCGAGAAACAGGGAGCGACGGCGGAAACCATACAGGAGATCGTCGACACTCCCATGCCGATGCAGATATCAGCGATTCTCCCGAGTTTCGCTTCGGCCCCTGGAATATCGTCCGGCCGCAAACCCGTCTATCGGTGGCGCGTGGTCAATGAAGCGTTGGTGCCGCGTGAATATCTGGCGCTGAACGAAGTCAAAATCAATGGCGTTGTCCGTGCAATGGGCGCAACCGCGAAAATTGCCGGGATCGAAGTTTACGAGGACATTCCCAATATCGCAATCAGAGCAAGGAGATAGCAATTATGAATAACGGAGAAGCATTGATGCACGACAGCCCAGGAGCCTTAACGCAATACCAGCCGGAGGCAGTAGAGCTTTCGGTTGATGAGATAGTCCGCAAGGTTGAAAAGGTGCGCGAAGTGGCAGCCCGAGTAATGAAGGAAGATATCCACTTCGGCACAATACCGGGAACTCAGAAACCAACACTATATAAGCCTGGCGCAGAAATTCTCGGTCTTACTTTTATGATGTCGCCCAAGTACGAAGGCGAACGGAATCCTATAGACCTTGCCAGCGGCCACCGGGAATACATTATTCGGTGCGATATGTACCACAAGGTAACGGGAAGATTCCTCGGGTCCGGTGTTGGCTCCTGTTCTACGATGGAGAGCAAGTATCGATTCCGCCAAGGTCCGGTTGAGCCAACCGGGAAGCAGGTTCCAAGTGAATATTGGGACTACAGGAAATCCGATCCCAAGAAGGCTCAAGAATTGATCGGCGGCAAGGGATTCTCCACAAAAAAGATTGACGGCAAATGGCAGATTTGCAGGGCCGGAGAAGTAGTCGAGAATCCAAATATATCCGACACATACAACACCGTGCTGAAGATCGGTGCAAAGCGGGCCTACATTGACGCAACACTGAAAGCAACGGCGGCCTCCGAGGTCTATACACAGGATCAAGAGGATATATTGGAGAACGATGAGGTTCTTCATGGGTCCGGCACGGTAGAAGGCAATGACCATCCGGCGGGTAAGCCCCCCATCCAGCAACCCCAGCGCAAGTCGGGAACGCAGACCCCGACGAATGGCAATGTCATATCGGAGCCGCGTCGAAAGCGCCTCTACGCCATATCAAAGACCGCCGGTTATACTGACGAGCAATTCAAGGCCGTGATATCCGCGTGCGGGTATTCCAGCTCCACGGAAGTCCTCACAAAGCACTATGACACCATCTGCGAATTCATTGAAGGCACCCCGGTAGAACAGGTAAGCGCAACTCTTGACGCCCTTGCCAAGTGGTGCAAGGAAAACTAACCATCCACCCACCGAGGTCGAAGGGCCCCGGAGAAAGGGGAGTATGAGTAATTCAAGCAGTTCATCAAGTGGAATCGGTTTCGCAGGATTACTGGCGATTCTTTTCATCGCCTTAAAGCTCACCCATTACATCACATGGTCTTGGTGGTGGGTTCTGGCTCCGCTATGGATTCCCGGAAGCATATTACTGGCGGTCGCGGCATTCTGCCTTCTCATGGCCGCAATAGCGCATTTTGTGGACGAATAGCCAAATGCCCCTCAAGCAAAATTGCACCCTAACCGCGCGTGAAGTGGCAGACGAAATCGGCGGGAGTCCAAGCGGCATTGAGAAGCTAACCGTGCAGGCAATGGCAAAGCTCAAGCGCAATCCCAGATACCGCAGACTGTGGCTTGAGCATGGGCAGGAGCGGCGGTCGAATAATGTGGGGACGGTAGCGAAAGACGAACTATGAAAGATCTATTCGGTGACAAGGTTGAACGCGCAATCGAACTCCTGAGAATGTACCAGCCCAAGGATACGCCCTATTACGGCTGTTTCTCGGGCGGCAAAGATTCCTGCGTCATCAAAGAGATTGCGCGTCTTGGTGAGATTAACGTGGTTTGGCATTACAACGTGACCACGATTGACCCGCCTGAACTTTGCCGATTCATAAAGCGAGAGCATAAAGACGTAGTCTGGGAAGTACCTTTGGTTCCGTTTTTCAAAAAGGCGATGACCGAGGGTTACCCGATACGGAATATACGATGGTGCTGCCGAGTATACAAGGAAAGTCGGGCTCCCATCGGAGAGGTGATGATTTTTGGAGTAAGGGCCGCAGAATCACCGAGACGCGCCAAGAGGTGGAAGGAAGTTTCGGCGTATACAGCAACTCAGGCGTATGTAATATCTCCAATATTTTATTGGCAAGACGATGAGGTTTGGAGGTTTATAAAGTCAAGAAATATCCCATATTGTGAGCTTTACGATAAAGGATTTAGCCGGATCGGATGCGTCGGATGCCCCATGTCCAGCAATCGCGCCAAAGAGTTAAAACTTTGGCCTCACTTCGAGCGTGCCTGGATGAAATTATTTGAAGACCTATGGCACAAAAGAAGCGGTAAACCTCAAAGGGATGGAAGGAGGTGGTTTGGGGATCGCCATTTTTCATGCTGGATGGAAATGTGGGAATGGTGGCTAAATGAGACTCCATTGCCAAATGACGACGAATGCCAAGGAATTCTGGATATGTACTCATAGGACGTTGGCAAAACAGGAATGGGGAGAGTGACATGGATTACATATATCGCATCCAAGATAAAGACGGGCGCGGACCATGGAAACCTGGGTTTAGCCGTTACTGGTGCGAAGACAAATCAGATGAAGTCCATGCGAAGCTAAAGCCGTGGCCGTTGGAATTTGGACTTGGAATTCTTGATGCTGTGAATAACTACGAGCACGTGGCATGTGGCTGTACGAGTCCAGAACAACTGCGAACTTGGTTTAGTGAGATCGAATATGGAAGACTCCTGAAATACGGATACATGGCCTTCCAGATTGTTCCGTGGCGGATCCTCGCCCAATCAGATATTCAGTGCGTCTTTACCACTCGAAGGCCGCTAAGAAAAGAATCATTGCTGATTGACCTCTACCCTACAAATGGAGACTGACATGACCACAGAAGATCAATTAGTGGATATCGTACAGCGGATGGGAGAGAAGATCGAGGAGCAGTGGAGGCGCATTGCAGCCCTAGCCGGCGATCTGGACGCTTGCGTTAAGGAATGCACCGAATTGGAGGCCAGGAACTCCACCCTTACTGCACAGGTTGAGAGGTTGATGGAAGGCATATCGACCATCGGACAAATTCGTCGGTCGAATCTCTATCAAACCTGCATTGACTGTGATGGCGATAGGTGTGGCCACGGAGCAAATAGAGACTTAATTATGCAGCAAGTCACTAAGCTCCTTAATGAGAAGGGCTCCGAATGATCAACCTAACCGAAGCGCAAGAATATCTTGACGATATACCGGATGCCAGAATCAAATCGGAATGTCCCGACCTCCCCGAAGCGATCCGTCTGCTCAGAGAAGCGAGAAGTATTATCGAAGAAGCTATTGCACAGCTTGAAGTATGCGGTAGCGATCAGCAATTAGAGCAGGCTGATCAATGGCTTTCGGAGGTGCAACCGTGAAATGCCCAAAATGCGAGAGTAAAGATGTCAGCAAAACAGTCTTTAATGATTATGGAAACAACGCGGTTTTCTGCTGTAATAACTGCAAGATATTATTTGTTGACTGGCAACAATCCATCATCGACCAGCAGAAGCAAATAATAGCCGATAATAATCTGGCGTTCTCCAACGCCAATGAAATTATAGGGAAACAAGAGCGGACCATCGACCAGCAGAAGGCGGAGATTGAAAGATTAAACAATGCTTTGAGTTTGCATGAAGAGAAAGACCGCATTGCAAACCAAAATATAGTTGCAGTCGAGCATGAAATCTCCCGCCTCCGATCCATCTTACGGGGGATTGCGGAACATGAGCATTGTTCAATAGATTGCATGTGGCATTGGCCAGAAGATTCTCACCAGAAACAAGGTCACGCTGAGGGCCACCGTTGCTGTGCCGAGATCGCACGGAAAGGGCTGGATCCTGTGGAAGGAGTGAGATGAACGTAATCGGCTCATACCTCGGTATCGATCCCGGTGCCAGCGGCGGCATTGCAATCCTGACGCCTGATGGCATAGCGCAAGCATGGCGCATACCGAAGACCGAATCCGACCTGGCGCAGCTCTTTGAATCGCGCATCGTCCCTGCCAGAATCGCCTATTGCCTCATTGAGCGCGTTCACAGCTTCCCAGGCGCCGGAGTTGCCAGCATGTTCACCTTCGGGCGCAACGCTGGAATCCTGATCGGTCTGCTATTAGCTCACAGCATCCCGTTTGAGGAGATGGAGCCCCGGACATGGCAGAAGGCTTTGGGAATTCCGGCCAGGGTGAAAAGGCCGAAGAAGCCCAAGCCGATGATGCAGTATCCGGCAGAGGAATCGCACACGGAGTTTAAGAACAGGCTTCGCAGCAAGGCGCAGACGCTATTCCCGGCGCTCGACATCACACTGGCGACGGCGGACGCGCTTCTGATAGCGGAAGTGGCACGGAGAATTCAGGTGGGGTACCAGGGGAGGATGACGGCATGAGCCTATGTAACATTCACAATTTCACGAAAGGAACTATCAAATGAACACAATGGATCTTCCAGTGAAACTCAGCGAGCAGGAATTGATTATCAAGGGCAACGAGCTATCCGTTCATATTCAGGAATTGGACGTCGTTGAACTCCAGAAAAAGAGCGCCAATAGCGCGTTCAAGGATGAAATCGACAAGCTCACGGAGCAGGTTTCACGGCTCGCAAAGATCGTGCGTGAGAAAAAGGAATACCGCGAAGTGGAAGTGACCGACCGCAAGAACCTTGAGCGCATGACGATGGACACCATCCGGCTTGATACCAGAGAGGTCGTTTCCTACCGCGAACTCAAAGGCCATGAACGCAATCTCGGACTGTTCCCGGCGGAGGTAGCAGCAGCAGCGGCGGCAGCGGCGGCAGAAGAGGCACTATGACCCGACTATCAGAAATTGTGGCATGGCTGGAGGCGACGAAGTGAGCAATCAAAAGAATGGCATTAGTTGGACGGATGAGACACTCAATGTAGTCACAGGTTGCACTCCGGTAAGCGAAGGCTGTGCTCACTGTTATGCTGCACGGATGGCAAAACGGCCTATCGGCGACTTCACCGGCGGCCGTAAGTTCTCGGAAATTCGGTTGCATCCGGACAGGCTTGAAAAACCGCTGCATTGGAAAAAACCGAGGAAGATTTTCATCTGCTCTATGTCGGACTTATTTCACCCCGCCGTACCGGATGAATTTATCGACAAGGTTTTCGCCATGATGGCGCTATGCCCGCAGCACACGTTTCAATTGCTCACCAAGCGACCGGAAAGAATGCTCGCATATTTGACGGAGACTGCAACGGAGGGCGGTAGATTATTTTATGGAATACCTCCAGATTGGATTTGGCTCGGCGTCTCCTGCGAGGACCAGGCCGCTGCCGATGAACGGATACCACTGCTGCTGCAGACTCCGGCTGTCGTTAGGTATGTGAGCTTTGAGCCGTTACTGGGGCCAATTAAGCTTTCAAGACATCATGCATGGTGCCCAACCCATGATTTCGATGGAGGATTTTGCACCGGTGAGTGTTCGGACCGAAGATATCTCAATTGGGCAATTTGCGGCCCAGAGACCGGACCAAAACGCAGAATTGTGAGTATTAGCGATGTCCGCAGCCTTGCAGATCAATGCGTATCAGCCGGAATCCCCTTCCACCTTAAGGCTATGGAAATCTACGGGAAGATTGTCAAAAAGCCTGAGCTTGACGGAAAGCAATGGCTGGAATTTCCGGAGGGAAAGGCATGACCACCCTACTGAAATCTGGTGAAGTGGCGCGGAGGCTTACGGTGTCGGAGGTGGGCATGAGAACTGCCCGTGTTTTCCCAAGGCGCATAAAAAAGGCAACTCCGTCCGGCGATCTGGTGTTCACTCGCGAGCCTGGATTATTTAGACCGGATGTTGATGAGGTACATATCTCCGTCACCTTCACATGGGATCTTCCGCGAGCCCACTACCTTGCCGAAGCCTGGAAAGCGATCGCCCCCGTAAAAATTGGTGGACCTGCGACCGGGATGCGTGGAGAGTCCTTTGTTCCTGGGATGTATCTAAAAAAAGGCTACGTCATCACCAGCCGAGGATGCCCGAATAATTGTTGGTTTTGCGAAGTTCCAAAACGCGAAGGTAATGTGCGGGAGCTGCCAATCACCGAAGGATGGAATGTCCTCGACGATAATCTGCTGGCCTGCTCTGAAAAGCACATCCTTGAAGTGGTAGACATGCTGCGGGGCCAGAAACACAAAGCGGAATTTACCGGAGGCCTGGAGGCAGCACGCCTCACAAACCCTATCGCGCACGCGTTGCGCTCCATAAAGCCCGATTCAGTTTTCTTTGCATACGACACACCGGACGACTGGGAGCCCTTGGTTAACGCAGCTCAGATGCTATGGAACGTCGGCTTTCCAGTAAAGAAGCATTGCGTTCGCGCATACGTTCTAATCGGCTACCCAAAAGATACTTTGCGCGATGCCGAACGGCGTCTGCGCGCCGTGCTTTCTCTAGGTGTGATGCCGTTCGCTATGTTGTGGAGAGAGAAAACGACGGGTATGCATCGAGGTTTCCCATGGGCAGATTTACAACGCAAATGGGCGAGGCCCGCGATTATTGCGAGGGTGGCATGACCAGCAGGGAACTGGCCCAAGAATTGCAATCAGCGGGGAAGTGATATGCCCCAACCCTCACGTACCGGCATAGGCCGATGTCCATATTGTCAGGAGATTATTTATGAGTGCTACATTAACCATGCGCTGTTCAGGTGCGCGGAATATGATAAGCGAGTACGAGAAATTCCTATCGTCAAAGCGGATCGTGGCGGAGAAGACGGGGGTCGAGATACCAAGGGAACAGATAAGCCCAGTCCTGTATGACTTCCAACGGGATTTGACACGCTGGGCGCTACGTCGCGGCAAGGCTGCGTTATTTGAAGATTGCGGCCTTGGCAAGACGCTGCAGCAGCTTGAATGGGCGCGGCACGTTGGCGGGAAAGTCTTGATAGTTGCGCCCTTGACCGTAAATGAACAGACGATTAAAGAGGGAATAAAGCTCAATCTTGAAGTCAAAAACGTTCGGGATAAATCAGAAATAATCCCAGGCGTAAACATCACAAACTATGAAATGATCCGTCATTTCGTTGATGCGGATTTAGACGGAATCGTTCTTGACGAATCCAGTATTCTAAAGTCAGTCGATGGTGCAACAAAGAAAATACTCCTTGAACATTTCACACATATACCATTTCGCATCTGCTGTACGGCAACTCCTTGCCCAAACGATATAGCCGAGATCGCCAACCACTCTGAATTCCTGGGAATAATGAAACGCCAGGAAATGCTTGCTTCCTTTTTCGTTCACGATGAGGATGGATGGAGATTGAGGGGACACGCGAGGATACCATTTTATCGTTGGCTGGCATCCTGGGCGATGGCCATGAAATCACCGGCTGATTTGGGATATGATGCCTCTAAATTCAAGCTGCCGGAACTAAGAATTCACGATGTAATAATTCCCACAGAATGGAGACGAGAAGGCAATCTATTCCCCGGAGGGCTTCACGGCATCGGAGATCGAGTAAACATTCGAAAGCAAAGCGTCAAGGATAGAGTCAAAGAAGCGGCACGAATCGCCAATGAAGCGGACGGACAAGTTATTATATGGTGCGGATTGAATGATGAATCGGTTTCAGTCAGCAAGGCCATAGAAGGATCTGAAAATCTCCAAGGCAGCGATAGTCACGAACGAAAGAAAAGCGTAATCGGGCGCTTTCTATCTGGGGAATTGCGCGGTCTGGTGACCAAGGCAAAAATAGCAGGATTCGGCATGAACTTCCAATGCGCTCACACTATGATCTTTATGGGCATGGGGGATTCCTATGAAATGTATTATCAGTGCATCCGGCGCCAGTATCGATTCGGCCAGAAAAAACCCGTTGACGCTTACATAGTCGTAACGGATCATGAAATAGAAATTGTTGACAATGTGAGAAGAAAAGAAGTTGAAGCCGAAACGCTTTCGCGGGAAATAATATCCGCAGCGAGGGAATACGAGATGGAAGAATTAGGTAAGATTCAGCATCAAGAATCCATTGAGTGTGGAGAATGCAGCGGCGAGGATTGGAAACTATATCAGGGCGATTCTTGCGAGGAGCTTAAAAAACTGCCCGATAATTCAATAGACCTTTCTATTTTCAGCCCACCATTTCTCGCGCTCTATACCTATTCTGCAACCGAAAGGGATCTCGGAAACTGCCGAAATGATAAGGACTTTTTCGAGCATTTCAAATTTATCATTGACGGGATACTGCGTGTCACAAAACCAGGCCGTTTGTGTTGTGTCCATTCGGCCCAGACTGCGACAACCCTGACTACTCATGGCGTCATTGGCATGAAAGACTTCAGGGGAATGCTCTGTGAGCAATTTGTTAAGCGGGGTTGGATTTACCAAGGAGAAGTTTGTATCGACAAAGACCCCCAAGCCCAAGCGATCAGAACTCATTCCAAGGGATTGCTTTTTGTCCAACTCAAAAAAGATGCTTCCTGGCTCCGACCGGCGATGGCAGATTATATTTTGGTATTCCGTAAGCCGGGAGAAAATCAAATTCCAATTCATCCCGATATAAACAACGAAGAATGGATCGAGTGGGCGCGTCCGATCTGGTATGGAATCCGCGAATCCGATACACTGAACAAAGCGGAAGCCCGAAGCGAAGAAGACGATAGGCACGTTTGCCCATTGCAGCTCGGGACGATTGAGCGGGTTATTCGGCTTTGGAGCAATCCAGGGGAGACGGTATTGTCACCGTTCGCGGGAATTGGGTCCGAGGGATATGTGGCAATACAACAAGGCCGAAAATTCATTGGTATTGAATTAAAGCCCTTATACGCCAGAACTGCAGCCCGGAATATCAGATCGGCCGTGGATCAAAAAACTATTCAGGGCGGGCTGTTCGCCGTTTCGTGACCTGCAAAAAGTTTGACATGGGTGGAGGATTGCGGGATAATGGGAAAGAAGTATCCGCCGGCCAGCGGAACTAGATGCAATCGTGGGCGGGTGTAACCTCCAAGGACATCCGCCCGCTCAACCTTGGAGGGGTTGCGTATGTCAAAATATAAACCCATTACGCACGCAGAAATCATTTCCGAAGGTGAACGCCTTACGGGACTTATTCTAAAGGCCGAGGCTCGCGGAGATTCACAAATGGTTGACAGATTGCTGCAGGAAAAACTTCAACTTATTCGCATTCAGGCGGGAATTACAATATGGCAGACGCCCCAAGAGACTTAGAGGCGGAGCAGATCGTCCTTGCCCTTATCCTTATGGATGATAAGGCAATTCATATTGTCAGCGACATGCTGCAGGAATCAGATTTTTTCGCCGAGCATTACAGGATGGCTTACCGCTCAATTCTATCCCTGCAAAAAGAGGGTGTAGCCATTGACCCCTGGACGCTCAAGGCGGAGCTGCAACGCCGCGGGGAGTTCGAGCGTTTCGGCGGCATGCCGGCGCTGGCAAACCTCACGGATGGAGTCGCCCGGGCCAGTAACGCCAAACACTATTGCTCCATTGTGCGCCGGACTTCCGTTTTGCGGTCCCTGATGCAGCTGGCCGGCCAGATCCACGCGCAGGCAGCGGCACAGCAGGACGGCCCGCAAGAACTGATAGAGCGCATCCAGGGGCAGCTTATGGGCTTCTATGGGCGCTACCAAGAGTCAGGCCTCAAGCCTATATCCGAAATTGCCCGCACGGGATTCTCTGAGCTTGAGGAGCGCAAGAAGCATCGGGATGGGTACGGGCTCAAGACGGGATTCTACGATATAGACCGCATCATTGGTGGGTTTCGTCCGGGGAACCTGATTATTTTAGCAGCGCGACCAGGCGGGGGTAAATCCGCAATGGCCGTGAACATGGCAACCTATATCGCATGCGCCGGTAAGCGCGTGGCTATTTTCTCCGTCGAAATGAGCAATACAGAACTCTATTTCCGCATGATCGGGGCAGAGGCGCAGATATCAATCGGTTCCCTCCTGGGCGGATATTTTCATAAAGACCATTGGCTGGGGATCGCCGACGCATCGGATCGCATATCCAAGCAATCAATCCAGATCGACGATTCCGGCAGTCTCAACACCGACCAACTTTGGGCAAGATGCAAGCGGGCAGCGGCGGATGGGGGCCTCGACCTGATTATCGTCGATTATCTACAACTCCTGGGCGGGCCGGGAAAATCGCTCTACGAGAAAGTGACCAACATCAGCCGGGAATTAAAGAAGTTGGCTAAAGACCTGAAATGCCCTGTCATCGCCCTAAGTCAGCTGCATCGGCTCGAAAAGGAAACGGACGAGCCCCAGTTATCCGACCTTCGCGAGAGTGGCGCTATTGAGCAGGACGCAGATGTGGTGATGTTTCTCTGGGCTGGACAGCACGAAGGGGTTCGCAAATGCAAAATAGCCAAGCAGCGAAATGGGCCCATCGGAACTTTCGACATCGGATTTGACGCAGAGCAGACGCGATTTTTCACCTGTACGCAGAATAGGGATTAAAAATGGCGAGAATCCGCACTATTAAGCCGGAATTTTTCAGGCATTACGATCTATTTCAAGCGGAAAAGAAGTCAAAACTACCCCTCAGATTGTCATTTGCGGGACTTTGGACGGCTGCGGATCGGGAGGGGCGTTTCCAATGGCACCCGGAAGCTCTTAAGTTAGACTGCCTACCATACGACAAAATTGACTTTTCGCATGTTTTGAACGAATTAGCGAAGTATAAATTCATCGTCAAATACTCTCAAGATGGCACGGAATATGGATTTATACCATCATGGAATCATCACCAAGTCATAAATTCCCATGAAGCAAAATCAAGGATTCCCGATCCTGCATGTGCATGCATGTGCATTGACGAACAATGCACGGATGGAAGGGAAAAGGAAAAGGAAAAGGAAAAGGAAGGGAAGGGAGGCGCACGTGCAAAGGCACGCGCAACCCAAACCCCAGAAAGCTTTCCAATCAGCGACGAACTGAAAGAATGGGCAAGTAAGAACGTCCCGACGGTCGACGTGGACCGCGAAACCGAGAAATTCCTAGATCATCACAGAAGTAAGGGCGACAGATTTGTAGACTGGCCGGCAGCCTGGAGAAAGTGGATGCGAAACGCAGCCGAATGGGGACATGCGCGCACAACTCCACCTAAACCGGAACCAAGTAAACCCAAACCAGGACTGCCACCCGGTTATGAGTGGCAATACGACGACCAGGGTAAAAAGATCGGGATGATCAATCACAACCCGAGCGTGTGACTTGTCAAACTGAACTTGTGGAGGCCGCATGAGCTACCAAATCCCGGCACTCCTCACAAATGCCGTGCGAGTCCAGACCTCCGGAACCATCGTCGGACATGATTTTGCGGCACCATGCGCAGATTACTCTCATAACCACCGCAAAATATTATCGAGCATCGACGCAAGTAAAATAGCCGCAACAAATCCGCGCACTAAATCCCAGAAATTATCCTCGCTCATCAAACCGCCTCCGAAAATGCCCTAATACCGGCCTCGATTAGGGTACTCACCAACTCTGCCGCCATAATAGCGGCACCCGGACCGCAGAAAGTTGCAACTCGGCGTGCCGCGTATCCCTCGCGGTAGTATACGCGATATGCGGTTTCAGTGGGTTGCCAACGGAAATCTTTTTTACGGCCGTAGTCGTTAATCGATAGTATGTTTTTGTTCATCGGTATTTAACCTCCATTCCATCCCTCCCATGAGCCCGACTCACACTATCGGGCCGAATGCGGGGGACGGGCTACTCTGACTCCGCGCTCTCTGCAAGATACGCATCCATCGCAGGGATAAGCCGATCAAGTGCATCACTCTCCGAAAGCATCTTGTCACCGCCGGAGATTTTAGTATATGCACTCTGATCGGGATCGTAGGCGTATAAAGCCTCATCCTGCTCTTGAGTGCGGAATTCCCCGACTAAAGAAAGAACGCCGCGGGCGAGTTTCTCTGCGCCATGCTCCCAGTCGAGTTCGTGGGTTTGGATAAAATCCCATCTCTCGGATTTTGTGTCTTGAGCCCTTCCGAAGAAAAATGCGGCCGCTTTTACCTGGGCCTTTTGGTATAGCGCGGGATCCGCGCCCTTGATGCTCCTTAGATGCTCCGGTACAAGCTCCATCACTTCCGGAGGCGCCATCAAATCCGCGCCCTCCTGGTTGCCCTGCCCGTACTCGATCATAAGCTGAGCAGCTCGGGCCGCTGCCTCATACGGGGTTAGTCCGCAGCGAGCGCCCTTGTGCCCGCCGCCGTACTGCCCGGACGCTGAGCTGATGTATCCCTTACCGCGCTTGGTGATGATAACAGCGCTATGCATTGGTCACCTCCTTGATATCTTCAAAAGTGGGAACGCGGTTTCCGGGGGTTGATATGGACTCAGGAAAATTCCCGCGCACTCCGACAGCCCTCCACTCCTTGCGAGATATGCCGTCGTCGTCTCCAACTTCGGCGGATTCGAGGCGATACATCACGCTTTCTACCATGCACGTCGGGCGAGTGTCGGCGTGCTTTTCAACTGGCCCACATGCCGCACGTTTTTCAGCCTGGAGCGCCTTTTCAGTGGCGACCAGGGAAGCGTACTCTGGATCAGCGTCATACCTGAGGCCAGCAGCAAGCGCCCGGTCTCTCGCAGCGTCGATCCGGTCTCTTACCGCTGAAAGTTTTTTATTGATATCCTGAATTTTATCTATTGCCATTTTAGATCCTGCTCTCTTCCGCCGGTCTCGCGCCGGGGATCGCGGTGGCTTGATTGCCACATGATAGTTATATATGCATGCGGCGTGCCAAACATCGCAAAATAGGCGTAATCGTGCGTAAGTGTGCATCAATGCAGGATTCTTAGTTATTTTATGCAATGATTTTTATGTCCCGAATCTGAGACATAGCGCTGGTTTTCAGCACTGTATAAATGGTGAAAATGAGCGAAAATGGCTGTAAGTTGTTGATTTTATAGGTGTGTGATTTTCAGCACGTCATGTGCTGGTTTTCAGCACTTTTTGTGTGATGGAGATCACAAAAGGCGGAAAAGTCAAAATCCCCAATGAGAGATTCACTCCCTCGCCAGGGCGCTCGCCGAAGCGGCTCACTGCTGTCGATAGCCGCTTATTATGTGTAGTGTTTTCCACCCGCGCGGTCCCTGCGTTTTTATCATGGATTTCATTTTTCGTCAACAGGGGAAAAATACCGGGGAAATTTTCCTTGACTTTAGAATCAGCGCGGATTATTACTCTTATATGCCCATCCTCAAGAACGCCAAGCATGAAAAGTTTTGCCAGTTGGTGGCACAAGGCAAGGATGCTGCACCTGCTTACATCTATGCGGGATATGCCCCAAAAGGATCATACCAAAACGCATCGCGCTTGATTAGGGTTGATAAGATCCAATCCAGAATAGCCGAAATCAAAAATAAAATCGTCGCAAAGATTGAAAATAAAAGCATTGCGGTGAAGGAGAATCGCGTCGCCGTCCTCGAAGATATCTCAAATCGGCTCCGCCAGGTGATCGCCGAGAGAGCAGCAGCGGAGGACATGATTGGCATCCCGGGAGGCACTACGGGGCTGCTCGCCCACGACCAAAAGGGCGTGGGGTATGGGCCTGCATCAACAGTGATCGACGTTTATGAGGTAGATACGCCGCTGCTTAAAGAGCTACGCGAGTACCAAAAGCAGGCCGCCATTGAGATGGGGCAGTGGGTTGAAAAGGGTGATATCACAAGCAATGGAGCGCCAATATTGAGCGGAGCTGATATTGTCTACATTAAGCCTAAATCCTAAGCCAGTCCGCGCACGAGTGGAAATGCCTGAATGCATGCAGCGCCTTTCGGAGCCGCATCGATACTATGTGCTATATGGCGGCAGGCTTGGGCTTAAAACGTGGTCGGTAGCTCGGCACCTACTTACGCGCGGAATATTTGAAAAAATACGCGTGTTGTGTGCCCGTGAGACAATGGAAAAGATCTCCGAATCTGTGCATACAACATTGGTCGATCAGATAGCGCTTTTGGGATATCAAAGATACTATGATGTCCAAGAGAAAAAAATCCAGGGCACCAACGGAACACGATTTGTTTACACCGGCCTGCAATCAGTGATCCGAGACAAAACAGCCCTAAAAGCCTATGAGAGTTTTGATGCGCTTTGGGTTGAGGAGGCCCAATCCTGCTCACATGCCAGTTGGATGACGATGATTCCAACGCTCCGAAAAAAAGGATCGCAATTTTTCGTTACTTTCAATCCGGAATTGGAGACCGATGATACTTATAAGCGTTTCATCTTACAAACACCTCCAGATTGCTGCCTAATAAAAACCTCTTACCGCGATAATCCGTGGCTCTCCAAAGAAGCGATTGACGACATGGAATATTTGCGAGCCACGGACCCCGATGAGTTCGAGCACGTCTATGAGGGAGCGTGCGTGCAGAACGTCAGAGGCGCAGTGTTCGCAAAGGAAATGCGCATAGTGGACGCAGAGCAGCGGATACGCGCTGTGCCGTACAATAATAGTCGGCCTGTTGACGCCTTTTGGGACATTGGGGACCGCTGGACTGCAATTTGGCTCGCCCAGGCGTTTCCTTTTGAGACGCGCATGATCGAGTACGCCGAGTATGAGGCGTCATCTCTCGCCGATATCGTCCGCGACTTGCAGACCAAAGGCTATCTGTACGGCTGCCACTGGCTGCCTCATGATGCCCGAGCGCCACAGCTCAGCACAGGCCGCACAATCGAGGAGCAGTTGCGATCCGCTGGCTATAAGGTGCAGGTAGTTCCCCGAGTGAGCGTGAGCGCTCGCCTCAACATGCTCCGGCTGGCGTTCCCTCAGCTCTGGTTCGATGGCGATAAGTGCGCGGACGGCCTGCAACGACTCCGGCACTACAGATGGAGTCCGGAAGGCACGCTGGGAATAGAGCACAGGGAGCCACTACATGATGTTAATTCCCATGCTTGTCTTGTGGGCGAGACAATAGTTCGCATGACGCGTGGATACAAACGCATTGACCAAATTACACCAGGAGAGCAGGTATGGACTCCGCGAGGGCCAGCAACCGTTCTACATGCTGGATTTGTCAAAAAAACCAATGATCTTATAACCATTAAAACAACATGCGGAAAGACTCTAACTGGCACACCAGAGCATAAAATATTTACAAATCGCGGGTTGATTAAGATGGACGCATTGCGTTATACTGATCGCATCTTAGGAGGGTGTGAATGGTCGAGCAAGGCGATCTCATTTTTTTCAAAGGTGACGAATATAGGCTATCGGGAAATTATTACAGGCGGCACAAATGGTCAACTCCCGGTCCATCCAATTTACATCGAGCAATCTGGGAAGACGCTAATGGACCAGTGCCGGAAGGCCATGAGGTTCATCACAAAGATTTTAATCCCCTCAACAATCAATTGGAAAACCTTGAGCTTTTACCCGAATCAGAACATCAACGTATGCATACCATCCTCAGAAGAGAGCAAGGCATTCTCAAAAATCCCTCCGAGCTCGCGCATCAACGGGCCGCAGAATGGCATGGATCGCCAGAAGGCATCGAATGGCATAGAAAACACGGAACAAAATGTTGGGAAGGCCGCAAGCGCGTTGAGTCAACTTGCCTTATATGCGGTACGGTCTATCTTGCTGCTTTCCCGGGTAGGGCGAAATACTGCACTCCGGCATGTTCGCAAATGGCGCTCAGAAAACGCCGAGGATTACCGGTCGGTGTACGACCTTACAGTCAAAAACCACGCGTGTTATCAAGCAAACGGAATCCTTGTCAGCAACAGTGATGCGCTATCTTACATGGCTGTCGTCGTCAAAACCCCGACTAACCGTGAGCCATTGCCTCAGCGCAAGAGGCCAATTCCAGTGAGCCCATGGGTGTGATAATCATTTCCTTTTGTGGGATGGTCGGATTTATGCTATGTATTTACCTAGCGAGGATTGAGCGATGAGAACCAAGATCAGCCGCGCAGCCGCCCAGAGAATCCAACAGAAAGTAACAATGCCGAAGCCCGAGTTTATCGCCGAGCATCGCAAGCTTGTTAAGGTGCTTAAGAGTGGTTCACGGGCCGCACAGCGCAAAGAGGCCAGCGACCAGGCAAAGGAGTTGCAATAATGGTAGCACTCAACCCAGCGGCAGCGAGCCGCATCATGCAACGTCTTAACTCCGGCAGCACTGGCCGGACAGAGGCTTATCCGATTGCCACTCGCGCAGTATCGCCTCCGCGTTATCCCCTGGAGGGCATGAGGGGTCGTCTCAAAGGATGGAGCCGACGGGGTAATGCCTTCGGGCGAGCGGGGAGCGTGTAATGCAAGATCGAGCCGAGAAGCACCGAATTAATCGCATACTCGCAAACCATGGGTTGCCCTCGCTTGAGGCTCCTCGCGGACTCATGGAAGCGCTGGGAAGCAAGATCCGTGATCACGAGCATTTCAGGTCATTGCTTGCCCGATGCGAGCCACGAGAGCGTCAGAGCATTTACGACAGCCTCAAACCACACCTGCATTTCAGCCCGCTTCCCTTGGACGTTTACATTGCGCGATCGGCCGACCTGGCGGAGCGTAAGCAATTGCCGATGATCCGCGAGGATGGCAGTTTTGCAGAGTATCGGCCGATGGAGTTTAAGACGTTCTGGAGCACGATTGTCAAGCTTTCCGTTATGTCGGCAGAGCGGTTACAGCAGGCATGGCGCTATCTCATGCGCGACATTCCCGAGGATAAGGTGGATGGCGTGGTTTTCAAGGTGCATCAAGTTCTCTATAAACCCACGCAAGAGCCTTATTTGCGGATATCGGCTGGGATTTACCTCGACGGCGAGGCGCAGAGGATACAATGATTTTCAATCTATTCAAAAAACTCCGGAGAGAATATCGCGTATATCGCTATGGTCATTTCAAGGCTTGCGAGATGGAGTATTTACCTGATGCCGCCAAAGAAATGGCGGATTTTATAGACAAGCAAGCATCCGAATATGTTTTTAATAGGTTAAAAATAAATGACGCCCTGGACGCGCAATCAGGTTAAAAAGCTATTGAGTTCCAGCTCTCCCCTCACCCCGGAACAGCAGGAAAAGATGAAGGCGGAATTGCACTCCAACCCGGCCCTAGGAAAACAGCGCAAGGGATCAAAGGCAATGAAGAGGTCGTAATGATTGAAATCAATTTATTGCATTCATTTTATTTGATTCCACCAAGGCCAACTTGTAAGCAAGATAATATTTTGTCTGAATGCCCGGGATGTGGCGTTTTACTTTGGAGAAGAGCATCAAGAATAAACAGCTATTGCTATAAATGCAGGCCTTTGAATACATATCCAAGAGGAAAAGATCATTGTTGTTATACTCACGGCTTAACCGGTTCCCCAGAGTGGCAATCATGGTTTGCAATGCGCCAGAGATGCCTTAGAAAAACAAGTCCTGCTTATAAATATTACGGCGGTCGCGGGATTACAATTTGCCAAAGATGGCTTGATAGTTTCTCTAATTTTTTACAAGATATGGGCAAAAGGCCCTCGAAGGACCATTCCATAGATCGCATTGACAATAATGGCAACTACGAACCAAATAATTGTCGCTGGGCTACATCCAAAGAACAAAATAACAATCATAGGCCGCCAACCCATACGCATTGCCACAATGGTCATAAATACACCTCGGAAAATACTTTGCCGTTGGGGTTTCGCAGCAATAATCCAAGATGCAAAATATGTTTTCTTGCTACGCGGAAAAGAATAAATGAAAGACGAAGAATTACTTAAAGAAATAAGAACGAGATTTGATTATTTAACCGACCGCTGGCGCAAGGCGCGCGAAGAGCGCAAGATCGACTATCGCTACCTTCTCGGTGACCCCTGGGATATCAAAGACCGCAAGGCCCGCGAGGATGTCGGGCGCCCATGTCTCAATCACGATGAGTTGCGCCAGTACATAAACCAGGCAATCAATGCCGTTCGCAAAAATAAGCGCGGGATTAAGATCGATCCGGATGGCAAGGGCAGCGATGAGAAGAGCGCAGAGCTTCGGCAGGATCTTATCCGCACGATTGAGTACAAGTGCGGAGCGCCGAGCATTTATATAACAAGCGGATTCGAGCCGGCCGTGCGCGGTTCATACGGTTTCTTCCGCATCACCCGCCAATACGTCGGCAAGTCCTTCGATCAGGAAATCGTCATCAAGCCGCTGCTCAATCCCGACGCTGTGCTGTTCGACTGGGATTGCAAAGAGGTTGATTGGAGCGATGCAAAGGATTGCTTCATTCTGGATTGGATGCTAAAAAGTGAGTTCAAGCGCAAATACAAAAATGCCGAAGTCAAGGACTTCACGGCAGATATTCGTGAATCGGCCCCGGCATGGATTCAAGAAGACAGGGTTCTAATAGCTGAGTATTGGCGCGTGGAAAGCAAAACCACAAAGCTCTATCTTATGGAAAATGGCGAGATCATCAACCATAAACCCGAACAGGGCTACGAGCCCCTAGCCGAGCGCGAATATGAGGACAAAACCGTTGTGCAGTACATCACCAACGGCGTCGAAATCCTGAAGAGCATCCCGCAGCCGGGTGAAATACTGCCGATAATCCCGGTACTTGGCGAGGAAATCTGGGTGGATGAAGGACTCGGGGCCGAACGAAAGCTTCTATCCCTGATTCGATTGGCACGCGATCCGCAAATGAGTCTGGCATACCTTGTGTCTCAGATGGCAGAAGAGGCCAAACTCACTCCAAAGGCCCCGTACATGGGATACAAGGGCCAATTCGAGAGCGACGCCGAAGCCTGGGAGCAGCTCACCTCGACAGCTAGGGCTTACATACAAGTTGATCCAATGGTTGATGGCGCATCCGGGCAGGTTCTGCCGCTTCCCAACCGCATTCAGTTCACGCCGCATTTTGGGGAATATATCCAAGCGCAGGATAGCTGCAGGCGAGCGGTCCAGGCAGCAATGGGAATCAGCCCGTTGCCTACCGCAGCCCAGAGGCAGAACGAAAAAAGCGGCATCGCACTGCAACGCATGCAGGAAAACCAGGAAGTCGGCTCATTCCACTTTCAGGACAATTTCGATAGACAGTTGCGTCTCGCCGGCCGCGTCATGGATTCATGGCTGAACGTGGTTTATGATAGCGAGCGCGAATTAATGCTCCAGAAGAACGATGACACATTCTACCGCGCCCGGCTCAATACCGAAGCGCCGTACATCGACGAGAAGAACCAGGAACAGCAATTCAAGATCGATGAATCGCAGCATCATGTGACTATCAGCACGGGGCCAAGCAATGCGAGTCAGCGAGAAGAGGCATCAGATTTTCTGGATGTGCTGATTTCGAATCTAAAGAATCTACCCATTGCCCCGGAGCAGATGGCCAAGCTCCTTGGTATTGCAATTCGCATGAAGCAACTCGGCCCGCGTGGTGATGAAATGGCCGATCTAATAGACCCTAAGAAAGAAGGCCAGCAGATACCACCCGAAGTCATGCAGCAAGTCCAGCAAATGCAGCAGCAGATGCAGGCGCTAAACGAATACGCTAAGCAGAAAGAAGCTGAAATTGCTGAGTTGCAGAAGAAAATAGATGCGAGCGTCGTTGAAAATGAGTATAAACTAAAGATCGAGCAGATGCGTATCGAGGCAGATTTGGCGAAGGCTGAAATCACGACCAAGGCTCAGAGCATCGAGGAACGTCTCATTTTCGTGGAGGATATGATGAAGCAATTCGATATCCACCAACACGAGGCTTCGATGCAGGCCATGAAGCAAGGGCATGAGCAGGAATTAGCCGAAAAACAGGCGCAACAAGAAACCGCCGCGCCAGAAGCATTGCCGCAGGAAGGCATATAAAATGGCTGCAATTTCTCAACAGCAAAAAGATGACATGGTGGCGATCCTGGATTATTACAAAGCCAAAGTCAATGCCTTGGGACTGGATCCCCAGTGGACTTCGGGCGCAGTGGTCGGCGATCCGGCGCTATCGTACAATCTATTGAGACGTGAAATAGCATGGAAGGGCCTGCAGCTATTTTTCACTGTCCTCCAATGGCTGTGGTAGAATATTTAAATTTAAGGAGCTGAAAATGGCAGTAATAACACAAACTCAGAAGGACCAGACAATCCGGGATCTTAATTACTTGATCGGGAAGCTCGAAGCTTTGGGCCTTGACCCGAAGTGGAGCACGACTACCATGGACAATGAGCACAACGATCCGGCTTTGGCCTGGAATGTCGTGCGCACGGAAATCAACGCGGCCGGAGTTCGCTTGGCTGCGGTATTCGCGACCTGGGTTACATAAAGCAATTATAGTTTTGACAATCTGATATTTGCCTTCTTCCGACGGGAAGCGGGCAAAGCCCCAAAGGGTTTTAAGAGCCGACACCGTATACGGCGGGAGTCGGCTTTTTTATTTGGGGCAAACCTTTTAAGGAGAAATCAATGGACGATAATCTAAACCAAGCTGGGCAGGAAGCAACGTCCACCCCGGCTGCCGAAGCACCAATTAAAGTACCCACTGGAAATGATTATGCCGAATGGCGCAAAACCGGGAAACTTCCGGAAGCGTCCAAGGCACCCGCAAAGGCAGACGCGCAGGATGCCGACTCCGAATCTACGGACGATAAGTCCAAGGATGAAAAAGGCTCCCCCGACTCGGAAACGGGCAAAGACAAAGAGCCAAAACAGGCGAAAACCCGCAGCACGGCCCAGACCCGTCTGGAAGAGGTTTTGGGCATCCTCAAAGAGGAGGATCTTACCCCAGCGAAACTGAAAGCACTAAAAGCCGAAGTGACAGATTTGCGCACCAAACTCGGCAGGACAACGGCGTCAGAAACACCGGAGCAACCCGTAAAGCCGCCCGAACGTCCCAAAAGGCCAAAATACGCCGATTTTGAGGGCAACGAAGAAGCCTACGAAGCCGCCATGGACAAGCATGAAGAGGATCTTGCCGAATGGAAGGCCAATCAGGCCATCGAACGCTACAAAAGAGACCAGGCCGACGCAAGCACGCGCAAGGAGCTTACAGAAAAGCTCGCAGAGGCAGAAAAACGCTACGGGGAAGAAGCTCAGGACATCATTACGTCAACCGTGGGAAAAATCGTCGGGGACGCCAAAATTCCCGTTGAAATAAAGGGTATCATCAACGGTTCCCCCGTCCTAGTCGACCTGATGTATGTCATGGGCCAGAATCCTGAGGATTTGGCGGAATTCATCCAGCTCGCCCGAACAGACCCCGGTGAAGCCATTCGTAAGGCCGTCATTCTTGAACGACTTGTAATGGAAGAACTGGTTGGCAAGAACGGGAAGAAAGATAAGGATGATGCCAATGCGGAAGAAAAGCCTGCCGTAAACTCAAAGAAACTCACAAAAACTCCGCCTCCTCCAGAGGAGCTTGGTGGCAGCAAAGGCGCCCCAGCCGACGAGGTTGCGGAGGCAGGCAAGGCCGGAAACTTCGCGGCATTCAGACGCTCCGCTAATATCCGCGATCTTGCACGAGCGAAAGGCATGTAATGGCAACAAATCAATTCATCAATACCAATTGGGTTAGCATGGAGATATTGCGTCTCCTGTTGAACAAGCTGGTTGCGGCGGAATATTTCAGCCGCGATTGGGAAAAGGATTTCACCAAAGAGTTCGCGGTCGGCAGTTCGGTGAAAATCAAATTCCCCTGGAGGCCCCGCGTCATTGACGGAATGGGCTATGTTCCGCAGGGGATCGAGCGAATATACACCACGGTCAATCTGGATCAGTGGATCCAGATACCTTTCGAGTGGGACGACTACGAACGCGCCGTCAAACTCGAACGAAGCGAAGAGGAGCTGCGCGAGAACTATTGGGCTCCTTGCGCCGCCGCTATGGCGCAGGACATGGATCGTCGCGCTGCGTTGTGGGCCTACCAACATGCCAGCAACGTGGTCGGCATCCTAGGCACGAACGCCACAACCGTGGCAACGGCCTACAGTGCCCGGCAGGTTCTCATGGAGCAGGCTTGCCCTCCCGGTAAGAAAGGCATGTTGATTTCGAGTTCGCAGATGAACAGTCTCGGCTCGAACATCACCAACTTCTTCCAACCAGCCGACGAACTCACCAAGATGTTCAAGGAAGGCGCACTTGGCAAGCTGGCTGGGTTTGACTTCTTCGAATCCAACTCACTGTATTCCCATACTTCCGGAACCTGGGCGAATGTCGTTGGCGTGAGCTGCACCGGCGCCAATCAACAGGGAACATCGCTCATCATCACCGGCACCAACGGGGACACGCTGAAAAAGGGCGATAAGTTCTCAATTGCCAATGTGAACCAGGTAAATCCGATGACACGGGCAATCGTCGGACCGGCGCGGGCGAAAACCTTCACGGTCATGGATGATTACACCCTCACGGGTGGTGCGGACACGATTAGCATTCTCCCGGCGATCTACGGACCGGCGTCGCAGTATCAGAACGTAGATGCGCTGAATATCAACGGTGCCCTGCTCACGCTGTGGCCCGGAAGCACGATCGTCAACGCAACTCCGAAAACCGGAACAATCGGTCTAGGGCTCTCTCGATTCGCTTTCATGCTGGTCGGTGCGAAGTTGTATGTGCCGAAAGCAGTGGAAAAAGCGGGTCAGGCCACGGACCCCGAAACGGGAATTTCCGTCCGCAAAGTCGAGGCATGGGATCCGGTCCGGTCGATGCAAGTCAACCGCATGGATTCACTGCTCGGATTTGGCGATGGATATCAGGACAATGGCGCCGTAACTTGGGCGATGGCATAGGAGGCCAATATGAAAAAATTACTTTGTTTGATTGCAGTGCTTCTGTGCCTTTCGGGTAGCGCCTGGGCGCAGACCACCACGACTTCGACAACCTTGTCGGCTGTGGTTTCTTCAACTTCAACGCAGAATATCCGGGTGACCAGCGCAACCGGATTTGTGGCCGGAAGCACCTATGCTTTTGTTGACTCTGAGGCAATGGACGTGCTCGCCGTAAACGGGACCAGCATCACCGTAATGAGGGGCACCAACGGCACGGTAGCTCGGCTGCATAATAGCGGAACTGCAGTTTATGTCGGTCCGTCCTCCGCATTCGTGTCGTATCCTACCGATCCGGCGGGCCGATGCGTTTCCGGGAACTATGCGTATTTACCGTTGATCAATGTCCGGACAGGCAGTGTTATAAGCTGCACGAATTCTGAATTTGTCGCGGTTCAACGGCAAGTAGGCGGTTTGCTGGGGGCGTACGGCAACAACCTCACGTTGCAGACGTTTTCCGACAATAAGCCAGTCACAATCAATAGCCGGGGATATACCCAAGCCACCGGCAGCTCGATAGGCTTTCAGGTCAAACCGTCACAAAACGTTGCCTCAACCGGCAGCATAATTGGCGGGGAGATCAGCCCGAGAGTTGCCAGCGGTATTACCATGGGCGCTAGTGTAATCGGCCTCCACGTCGATTCCTATCTCAAGGGAACGGCAGTAGGAACGATTACTGGCGATGTTCGTGGTTTGCAGGTCGAAATGATTACGGATGACGCGGGCACCCGCACGATTGGCGGGAATGTCAGTGGCATTCGGATCAGATCGGCTTTTTCGGCAACCGCGATCACGGGAAACTTCGTTCCGATAAGGATCGAAGTTCCTGAGACGATGACCAATAGCCAGACCTATGACGCTGTATTAGAGCTTACCGGCACCGTTCCTCTGGTTTGGAATAGCGCTCCGGGAACTGAGCCCAGTACGGCGGACGGATACATCAAGGTATTAATCAATGGAGTCGCACGGTATATTCAATTGTATTCCGGCGCACCCGTTGATTAATCTTTAACGATCATTCAGGGGGGGGGCGGGCTTTCGGGCTCGTCCCTCGTTCTCAATATGAAAAAGCTCATTCTTCTAATCGCAATTCTGTTATTTATTCCTTTCGTATCGGCTCAGGACAAAGCACCAGAGGAGCCGAAGCCGACGATCACATTGGAAGCACTCCAGTCCCGCCTGCAATTACTCAATAAGGATCGGGAGCAAATGGTGGCAAACGTCAATGCGCTGGATGGAGCTATCCAGGAGTGCCAGCACTGGATCGACCAGTTAAGCACACCAAAGGAACCAAAGAAGGCAAAAGAAAAACATGAGCATAAATGAGCATCGCACTCAAAACGTGTCTGTCCGCTGGACGGCACAACAGAAACGAGAACAGGAAATAGCCCTCTATGGGGGCCAACCGGAGGAAATAGCAATGGCAGAGCGTCAGTTTACGGCAGAAGAGATTGAAAACATGCGTCTTGCAGTAGCGAGGCATGACCAGCATGAGGGGATTAAGGAATTCGACCTGAATAATCCTCCGAAAAAGCAATATATCCACCAGGAATTCCCCAAAATGATGTATCGCGGCGGAGAGCGCAAAGTCGCGCAGAACAGGGAAGACGAACAGGCGGCAATGAAGGCCGGATGGAGCACGAAACCGGGAATGCCGGTTGCGGAGCCGGAACCAGAGGAAACCGAAGAAGAAAGGGCGCTGCGCATCGAAGCCGAAAAGCTCAAGGCGGAGAATGCATCTCTGAAACGAGGACCGGGACGGCCCCATAAGGAGTAGCCCATGGCTACCACAATCGAACTCATCACGGACGCGCTTGTAGAGTGCGGCGTGTACGACATCGGCGAGGCGATCAGCGGCGAACATGTCACCTTCTGCCTGGCTCGCCTCAACCGCATCATCGACCAGTGGGCAGCTCGCAAGGTTTATGTATGGAATGTAGCCTTCACGGCCTACACGCTTACGGCGCTTCATCAGCCGCATTTAATCGGTCCCGGATTGGTTGCGCCCGACTTTGCAGCGCCGAGGCCTGTGCGCATCGAGAATGCCGCGCTGATTCTCACGACTTCAACGCCTAGCGTGGATTTGCCCTTGAATCTCCGCGATGACGATTGGTGGGCAAATAAGCGGGTGAAATCACTCACCAGCAGCGTTCCCACGGACCTCTACTACTCGCCAGACCATCCCAGCGGGGCTCTGTGGCTCTGGCCTATACCGAACTATGCCTACGGACTCCGGCTTGAGACATGGGTGGCCCTGGCGCAAATAACCGATGCTACACTGGCCTTTAGTGCACCCTACGGATATGAATTGGCGCTCATGCTCACGTTGGCAGAGGAGGTTTGCGGTCCCATGGGGCGGAGCGTGCCAACCGACTTAGCGGCAAAGGCGGCACGGGCGAGGGCGGCGATACAGCGGAATAATGACAAGTCCCCGCGAATCGACACGGCCGAAGCGGGCACGAGGGGACGATCAACGCGGGGCGACTTCAATTATTACACCGGTGGGCCTTCTTATCCGTAATATGGGACACGATAATGAAAGACTGGATTGGCGGAGGATACTACAAAGATACAGCGAGGGCCGTAGCCAATGAACGCTGCATCAACCTTATCCCCGAGATTGTTCCCGATGCCCCGACGGCACATAGCCGCGGGCGAATAGTCTTTCATCCCACTCCGGGCTTTCGCGCACGCTACGGGCCGGGGAGCGGCAACGATCCGTTGAATCCCGTGCAAAACCAGATCCGTGGCCTATTCGCCTCAAATGGCCGATGCTTCACAATAGCCGGGGCGAAATTGGCTGAGCTATTATCCGCCGTTGATCCGACCGCCCCCTCCTCGGGATATTACAATCAAATCCACGCACGCGGTATTATGGCCAATGACGGAAAGCCCGCGTGTATCGCCTCGAACCGGTTTCAGCTTGCCATTGCCTCATCGCAGAATACCTATATTTACGATTTGGCGACGAATACGCTTGTGAATGTCGCCGTGCCGCTGGCTCAGGTCCGTTTCGCAGACGGCTATTTTGTCGGATTGACGCCCGATTCTCAGATTATCCGCATTTCGGGGCAGTACGATGGATTAACGTGGGATCCACTCGACTTCGCGTCTGCCGAGGGCGATCCGGATAATGTCGTTGCCATCATCACCGACCACCGCGAGATATGGACACTCGGACGGGAAACCGTGGAAGTATGGGCCGATAGCGGCGATCCGGATTTTCCGCTTGCCAGAATACCAGGCGCACTCATTGAGCAGGGCTGTGCGGCCGCAAACAGTGTGCTCAAGGCGGACAATTCAATCTTCTGGCTTGGCTCTGATAGCCGTGGCAACGGGATATTCTGGCGGGCAAATGGATACACGCCCCAGAGAATCAGCACTCATGCGATCGAGGAATTGCTTGCGACATTCGCGGATCTCTCGGATGCAATTGGCTATGCCTATCAGGAGGATGGACACATCTTCTGCGTCTGGACATTTCCAACGGCAGACAAAACGCTGGTTTATGATTGCGCTACAACGTTGTGGCACGAACGGGCGTATTGGAATAAAGCAACCGGGCTTTGGGAGCGCCACCGGGCGCAATGTCATTGCTTTGCATTCGGGATGCACTTGGTTGGTGACCGTTATTATGGAACGGTTTACGAGCAGTCCGGCGGTTTCACATCGGACGATGGTAATCCGAAAAGATGGTTGCG